CCGCTTCCGTACGATTGGTCAAGCAGGTACGCCGTTTGGCTCACCTCCTCCCACGTCATCTTCAAAGAGATTGGTACAGTGCCGCCCGTGCGTTCCTTCAAGTAAGCAAGCAAAGCCGCCTTCGCATTTGCGAACGTCGTGTTATCGGCGATGGCTGTGAACTGCGTCCAGGTTCCCGTGTCGGGATCCGCAAAACCCGCCTCGGAATAGTAGAGTTTTCTTCGGATGTCGTAACCCGCTGCGGGGGTGTCGCTCTGTGCGCTCTCTGCGAGGCCGTCCCCGTCGGCTTGTGCCGAATAATAGAGTTCAATCGTCTCCGCCCCTCCTGCTCGTAGCGTCTCCGATTCCGATTGGTAACGGTTATGGTATTGAACGTCTATCGAAATATCCGCCCATTGTACGTCGTAATCCGTTCCGCTCGTTTTTACGAGGGCTTGCCCCGTCGTACCTCCTGCAATGAGAGAGACCTTCGCGTTATTGTTGAGGATGTCGGCGGCTTGTTGAGCCGTGATTCCCACCTTTGCCGTATTCGCGGCTACGTCAGCATTCGCACTTACCCGGGCTTCTGTATAGTAGAGGTTGGTAGTTCCCTCCGGGAGTTGGTCGGTCGTACTTGGAGGCGGTGCGGGCGCGGGGAGATTGGTATTGTACCAACCAAACGTAGAGGAGTATTGAAGTACGTTTCCTGTTTGTGGACTCGTAACCGTTACCCCGTCTAAATCGTTAAGGTCAATAGTTGAAGGCTGCCAAAATCCCCCCGTATATTGCAAGAGATGCCCCTCGACTGGAGTGCCTTTCGTATCTGCGAGGGCTGCCATATCGAGGGTTTTGTTCTTCCACCCTGCGGGCGAACCGGGAAGGGAGAACGCTTGGTATTGAATGATCTGATTATTCTCAAGCGTAACGAGATAAACGTCCGTTAATTCATCGAGGGATTCCGCCCCGGCTGTATCGAGGCTAACAACACCGTCTCCTTCGTCGGTAAGCGTGCCGTTACTTACCTTAATCGTTCGAACCGAAAGAACGTCGGTCGCACCGTTTTGGGTAACCATACGAAGGATACCTCTTCGGGCATAGCTGATTTCATCGCCGCCTTCAGGAGTTACCCCATCTATTGGAGCGTTACAAGCGTCCCACTCGTACGGGATAGCTACGGACAAATCCAAGAGCACGCCAGAGAGTACGTTCTTCGTCTCTTCTTCGAGGGGTGTAGTCGTGGCGTTTATTACCTCGTAATCTTGTGCGAAGAGGAAGATATTCCCTCCGTTCTTGATGTCGGCGATAATGTCCTCCGCGCATTGTTCAGCGTCCGAAACGACTTCCTTTTGACGGATCGTCTTCCCGTCTTTATCGGCGGGAGCATCGAGGATATATACCTCGAGGTTGTAGGTCTTCGTCCCGGCGTCGTATGTAGCTCCCGTATATACGAGGTGCATAAGCGGAAACGAAGTGAATTTCGAGAGGTCTACATCATCGGGAGAACCGAAAGAAAAGGTCTTTATGAAGAAGTGATTCTCCGCGAAAATCTCGAAGCGTTCGACTATGTTATTGAACGTGATCATGTGCGAGTTTATCTTTTAAATACGCGAGGTGTTGAAATACGACTTGAACGGGAAGCGAAGTAACCGAGTCCATCTTGAGGAGGTCTTCCCCTGCGAGGGCGTAGAGGACGTGATACCATCCCCATTTTTCGCCAACCGGATCGCTTCCGCCGCTACCTCCAGTAAAGAGGACTTCATATCGTGTAACAGTTTGTTTCTGGTAGTCCAAAAAAAAAGCAGCGTACCGGATACGAGGTCAGCGGGCATCTCCTCAAAGACGGAAGCGTCTTCTTTGGCGGTGTACTTTTTGATTTCGTACTTCTCTCCGATTTCGTACGTTACTTCTCGAAAGAGTACGCTCATAACCTTGTGGGCGTTCTTCCAGAAATCTTCGAGGTACGTTTCAAGGTCGATCCATTCACCCGCGGTGAAGGCGTCCCAATCGGGAATGAAGCCGAATCGTTTTCCGTCCATCTGAACGACTTTCTCGAAGCGTGCCGTCTCTTGGTTCATTAAACCGTTTAAATGCTCCGTAGCGGCTTCTATTAGCTTCTGAGGCATCGTACGCAATTGGTCAACGCTTTTCCCTGTGCAAACGGAAATCCGTTCGAGTGGGTTTTCGCTGGTCATAATAACCTGAAGCTCTGCGAGCGTGAGATCCGACCACTTATGCGGGAGGCGTAGTTCCATTGTCTTATTAACTGAAGTTCGTGGGTTTCCTTACAAAAACGGTTTGCGTGAATCGTGCGTGGATTTTGCGTGTTTACGGGAATTTTACGGGTCGCCCGTATTTTACCCGATAGCGTAGCTCCCGAAGTTGGGGTTCGTTTGGTTGAAGGTAATCGCGTAGCGCATGGCATCGATAGCGTGGTTAAACTCGTCGACGGGTTCGTTAAGTTGCTTGCCGTTCTTATCCTCCTTCCACTTGTAGTTGCGGAGTTCTTTGATAAGGTTCACACTCCGAGACGTGATAAGAAGCGGTCTCGAGTGGAGGAATTGGATTCCATTCTTAACCGAATCTCTTCCCTTTCTTGCTCCGTGAGTATTGAATCCGTGGCCGTGTATCTCGTCGATGCTCTTTGGTTCAGCACTATCGCAGATGATAACATCCGATCTATGGACTCCAGAATCTCGGAGGACTTTTGATATATCGCTGTTAGTGAGGCGTGATGCGTAGCATATTTCATCGACGGCGAATCCGTGGCCGTCGGTGTACGTTCGGACGATGGCCGTTGGGTCGTTCGTGTATCCGAAATCAATTCCATAATGAAGGGGTTTAAATTCGTTCGGTATTTGGTCTACTTCTTTCCAATGCGTGAAGATAGTCGCCCGGGATGCTCCTCGCTCTCCGAGGCCGTACACCCTCCAGAAGTTTTCATCTGCTTCTCGGAATCGCTCAATTTCCAGGAGAACACTTTGCGGTAAGAAGGGGTTGTCCTTGTACGTCGTTTGGAAGAAGTCCGCGTCTTCTCTTGGGATAACTTCATCATAGATCCAATGGAATTCGTCTGAAGGGTTATAGTCGATAATGGTCTTCCCGGTCGTTCTGAGGAGGAGTTGCCTCCAATCTTCGAGGCTTATTTCGTTCGCTTCATTGACGAAGAGAACGTCCCGCTTTCTTCCCCGTACCTTTTGCGGCTGGTCGATGGAAATAAATTCGACGAGGTTTCCGTCGAGGTGGTAAGTAGCGTCCGATTTGTTATGGAGGTCGGGGTTATAAATCTCTTCCCGATTGAGTATCTCGAAGAAGTCCCGCATCGCGGTCGCTCGAAGGGCGGGGAACGTCTTTCGGCATATCGTAATTACGAGACCGGTATTCTTGTAACATAGCTCAATTAAAGCCGTGAGGATGGAGTACGTTTTCCCCGATCGCGTTCCGCCTTGATGGACTTGAATCTTCGCTTTTGAATTCCTTACGTGGTAATATGTGGCGGGGAGTTTCACCTCTCGTTGTTATCAATGAGGAGGAAAGAAACGAAAGGAGTTCTCGCTAAATCGTCGTTGTAATCTATCGGCCTCAGGTCTGACTCCGCCTCTTTCTTGCTTACTACGGTTGCGCTTTTCAAGTTGTATTCAGCGATAAGATGGTCGCTTCTCCCTCCATAGCTTGCCGTTAAAACGAGATTCTCCGGTATTTGGTCTATCCTCTTTACCCAATAAGATAAAGACTTCGTATAAGCCCAAAATTCAACGGATGGATGTTCGCGGCAATATTCAAGCCATGAGTCAAAATAATCCTGAGAAAAGAAATCTCCGCTCATATGGATTCGAACGTGTTTGGCCTGTTTAGGAAGCTCTGGTATTTCTCCCCGCTTTGCCGCTTCGAAATTGTTCCAGCGGCTATTTCTAACTCCGGGGAAGCGTTCAGCGGATGCTGCATAACATCGGTATGCGTCGCTTTTATTCTCCATCTTACCGCTAACCTTGTCCACTTTCACCAAGCACTCAAGGGCGAACGGGCAACTCCAGCCCGTGGGGAGATTGAATTCATAAACCGTACCCGTGTAGTAAGTTGTTTTTTTGGTGAATCCCATAATTACTGATCTAACCAACTCAACGGCTTCTTCTCCTGGACCTCAATCTCTTGCCGTTCGATATACCCGCGTTTCTTGCCTCGGGTCTTGAGCATGAAAATGGTCGCCGCCGGGTTGCCTTCCTTCACGAGTTTATAGAGGTGGGATTCTGCGAAGTCGAGGACGCTTTCTTCAATCGCGTGAACGGCTTTCTTGTATTCCTCGTCCGACTTCATCCATGCGTAGTGAGTGGAGCGGTCGATACTTGCCATCTTTGCAGCGGTCGATACGATACCTAACGACTTCTCGAGAGCTTCCAACATAGCCTCTTTTTTGGTGTTGGATTTGTGGGCTTTTAAGGCTTCCATAACTGCGCCTTTTTACCTGTGAAATCCTCCCATCGTTTAACGATAACATCGCAGTATTTGGGGTCGAGTTCCATCCCGTAACATTTTGCCCCAATTTTCTCCGAGGCTATTAGGGTAGTTCCTGAACCGAGGAATATGTCTAAAATTATTTCACCTTTTTTTATCTGTGGCTGGATAAACTCTAAAATCAACTCAACGGGTTTGGGGCAGGTATGAAGTTCCCTGATTCCGTCCCCTCTATTGCCCTGCGTCTCGAAAATATCCCAAGTGTATTTGTCCTTTACTTTTCCAAAAATAAAAATCGGCTCGGTTTTTCTGAGATGAAAACTCCTGCCTCCGGATTGTTTCGTTTTATCAAACCAAACCAATTCATCAGAAGGATTTTGATTCCACCAAAATTTCTTATAAGCCCATCCAGTAGAGATAACTATGAGGTCGGAAAATTTCTGCAACACGGAAAACCAAAGAGAGCAAAAAGAAAGGTATTCTTCTCCGCTTTTGTCTTCGTGTGAATTGTATTCGTATCCTATCCCGTATGGAGGGTCGGTGAAAACCATATCCGCCTTCTCTCCGTTCATTAGCTTCTCCACGTCCTCAGCCTTCGTAGAGTCGCCACAAAGCAAACGATGCTCACCCAAGATATACAAGTCTCCGAGTTTCGTCTTCGGTTCTTCCGGTGCTTCGGGTACTTCGTCGGGGTCGGTGAGACCTTCGGTCGGTTCTTCTTCCGGTTGCCAAACATCCAGCCCCCATTCTTCGAGTTCGGTTGCGTCCCATTCATTCGCGAGGATATCCCAATCCCATTCGCCATAACCGACGTTATCCTTAATGATAAACGCGTTCGCTTTGCTCTCTTCCCACGAAGCGACGTAGACGGGTGCTTCGATAAGTCCTGCGGCTTTGCACGCTTTATAGCGCATATTTCCTCCAATGATTATCCCCTCCGGGTTGACTACGATCGGACGCGCTTCGAGCATCTCGGGGAATTCCTGAATGCTTCGAACGAGTTTCTGGAAGTTCTCGTCTTTAATTAATCGAGGGTTCTTCGGGTTCTCCCGGATCTCCGAGAGCTTCATGAGCTTGGACGATGACGGCTTCAAGGGTGTGGAGGAATTCTGCATTGTTAACGGCTAACGTGAGGAGGAGGGTTGCGGGGTCTTCTCCGATGTGTAATCGGATAACTTGACTATTTTCCGTGATGAGGAGATAGTTCTTCGCGTGGAGGAGGGCTTTTCGTGCGGATCTCATGGATGCAAGATACGACCTTCCACGTCTTGTGCGATGGTTTCGAGCCATTCGCGGTCGTACCATGTCATATTGTGCTCCCTTCGGTGGAGGACTTTCATACCGGAGTAGGATACTTCTTCGAACTTCTCGGTCTTCGGTTGCTTCATATACTCCCGGATGTTCTTTGCGATTTCTTCGCGCTCTTCTTTGGTGTAGCTCATTTTGGTTTGGTTATAGTCCGC